TATTCATGAGGATTTCTCTTACAGTTCCTTCAGCGAAGGTGAGAAGATGAGAATTGACCTAGCATTACTTTTTACATGGAGGGAAGTCGCTAGGGTCAAAAATTCTGTTAACACCAACCTGTTGATTATGGATGAGGTATTTGATTCTTCACTCGATGGTTTTGGAACAGAAGAATTTTTAAAAATCATTCGCTTTGTAATCAAGGATGCGAATGTGTTCGTTATATCTCATAAGACTGGTATGGAAGACCGGTTTGAGAATGTATTGAAGTTTGACAAAGTGAAGGGATTTAGTAGATTAGTATCATGAGAGTTTTAATTACTGGGCACAAAGGTTTCATTGGTAGGCACGTTTATGCAGACTGGGTAGAAACTTTGGGAGTTAATAATGTTGTTGGGATTGACTTCCCTGACAATGTTGATAGTTTTTCTGGTGGTAATTATGATCTGATTATCCACCTGGCAGCATATGCCAATATCCGAGATAGTCTTTCTGATCCACAAAAGTTTTACGACAATAATGTTGTAAAGGCAAAGCGTATCTTTGATTGGTGTAGACATACTGGTACAAGACTGCTGTATGCCTCTTCAAGTGCCGTAGAAGAAGAGTATTGGGAAAATCCATATGCAATGACAAAATGGATCAATGAGATTATGGCACCTACCAATTCTGTTGGTCTAAGATTCACAACAGTGTATGGTCCTGATAGTCGTCCTGATATGATGTATAGGATGCTTGAGGATGGCACGGCTAAGTATGTTACCAACCATCGTAGAGATTGGATTCATGTGAAAGATGTATGCCGTGCAATTAGATATTTGGCAACTAGTGATATAACCGGTCCAGTTTCCGTTGGAACAGGTGAGTCAGTTTCTGTGAGAGAATTGGCAGAAAAAATGGGCATGGGTCACTTGCCAGTCAAGGAAGATACGCCCGGAGAACGTATGGATAATGTCGCGGATACAGAACTTTTGAAGAGCGTTGGTTGGTTTCCAACTATAAATATTTTTGACACGGTAGTTGACAAAACCGTGTGATTTGCTATAATTGGCTTAAATATAATGCTGTAATGAAAACCTATCTTCACCATGTCTTATAAACCATATTCATCTGAGTGGCATCGCAAGAGGTATCTCAAAGAAGCACTTGACACATACTTCGATGACTACGTAGATAACGAAGTGATCTACGAAGATATCATGGATATTCTAGGTGCTAGGATGTCTGCTGCGGTTAATGAGGTTAATAAGGTTCTAGATTTAAAAGACAAACTTAAAACGAACTAATATGCTCTCTACCGCTTACAGACTTAGATTAGAGTCCATATGCAGGTGTATTGCCAATAAAGAAGAAGTCCCATTGGAGGACATGATCTGGGCAGAGAAACTTGCTAAGGCACACACTCTTGCAAGAGATTGGTTGCAGAAAGCAAGACGACAAGCTTCTCAAGACATTGAAGAAGGTAGTACAGACGATTTTCTGAATAGGATGGGTTTAGGAGACCCAGATCCATCCAATCATAAAACGGGTTTCGATGGTGCTGATGAAATTGTAGATTGGTTTAATAGAGATAAACCTGATGACTGGAGACAACGTGACTAATGATTTTCTAGATAATTTAGGTGCTAATCAGTATCTAAAAATGCATAATAAAGAGAGACCCAACATGACTAAGTTCTTAATGTTTACAAAAGAATCTTGTGGACCTTGTGGTCTAGTTAAGAGATATATTGGTGCTCTCGAAGATTCACGCGAGAGTGTTATTGAGGAAATTTATCTTGAAGATGTAAGTGACGTGCCTATTCCTGAAGAGAATCTATCACTTGCTAAAAAGTATGGTGTGACTGCTACTCCAGTCCTTGTCATTGCTGATGGTGATGGTGAACTTTTGGAGACCTATATTGGTGGTCTACCCATCACTCAAAACATTCGTAAGTTGTGGGAGAAGTATGATGTTTGAAAAGATTACACCTGAAACCTACGAAAAGATGAATGAGGAGTTTGAGGAGGAGGGACTTGCTTTCCGAATCATTGTTCCGACTCAAGAACAAATTGATGAGTGGAGGAAACGTGATTGACGACAATTTTAGAAAATATTCTGTTGATACTCAACTAGATAATATATGTCAAATTTTGGGTGGTGAAGTGAAACGTTATGTGTGCTGCGACAGAACTCACCAACATCATAAAATTGTAATCGAGTACAACCACAAGAAAAAATGATTCAAGCACTAGTTTATGGCAACGGCGGTCAAGAATCTGAACGAGCAGTCATGGTTCTTGAGGCATGTGGTCAAGATGTAAAGGAATTTTTATTGGGTGTTCATTTTACCCATAAAGAATTCAAAGCAGAATTTGGCGACGAAGCAGAGTATCCTCAAGTTGCTATTGGTTTAGACCATCGTGGTACACTGAAGGAAACTCTAAAATACATGAGCGATAAAGGAATGTTTTTATGACTAAGAAGACTCTTATGGTAAAATCTGGTGATACGTGGGAGTATGAAGAGACTCCCGAATTACTAGCAGCACTGGCTAAGTTACATGGCACAACTACCAAACTGGCAACACCACTCCAAGAAAAACCAAAAAAGAAAACTCAAACCTCAAGCGATGAGGGCGAGGCGTGAATCGCTGCGCCACTTTAAGAACCGTCATATGACCTCGCCTAAAAGGCGGGGTTCTTTTGTATAATACGTTCATCAGCAAAGAACACATGGCAGTCAAACACGAAATCAAGTCTCAACTCGCTAAACTACTTGCGACTGAGGACCTGGTGGTGGAGCACAAGCAGGTTGAAACTGCTTGTTTCAATGTTCATACTCGTGTTTTGACTCTTCCTATGTGGGAGAAGGCAAGCAATGTTGTATATGATATGTTGGTGGGTCACGAAGTGGGTCACGCCCTCTACACTCCTGATAGTAACTGGATTGTAGATCGCAAGATCTCTCCTCAGTTTGTCAACATCGTAGAAGATGTTCGCATTGAGAAACTGATGAAGCGTCGGTATGCTGGTATCTCCAAGACTTTCTATCGTGGATATGAAGAACTTCATACTGATGACTTCTTCTGTATTGAGGGTGAAGATGTCAACAAAATGAATCTTGCAGATAAGATCAATCTGTATTTCAAGATTGGAAACTTTATTGATATTCAATTCAATAACTTTGATGAAAGTCGCATTGTCAAGCGTATTCAAGATTGTGAAACCTTTGACGATGTTCTTGATGCTGCAGAAGAATTGTATAATTACTGTAAGACGGAGCAAGAAAATACAAATCAGGTAGTTTCTGACTCCAACACCAGTAACGAAGAGACTGAACAATCTCCACAAAGTTCTAGTCAAGATTCTGAGAACTCTCAACCTGATGATGTTGAGGAAGGTCGTGAATGGTTTACTGATGACGATCCTGAGGAGCGGGAACCTAAAGAAAGTGATCCTGCTCAGCTGGATGTTCCTTCATATCAGAATGATGAACCCACAGTTTCCACGATGGATTCTCTTGAAGAATCTCTCAAGGACTTGATTGATATGAATGCTATGGAGAGTGTTTATGTTGAACTTCCTAAAGTTGATCTTAGTCGTATTATTGTTCCAAACAAAGATATCCACACTCGTTGCACAGAAACTTGGAATGAATATCTTGAAGCAGTAAAAGAGAATGGTGGAGATCTTTACAACACTCTAGAAACTTTTGCCTATACTGATGAGGAGTATGTCAAATTCAAACGATCCGCAAACAAAGAAGTCAACTACCTCGTCAAAGAGTTCGAGTGCCGTAAGTCCGCAGACTCTTATGCTCGTGCTACTACTAGTCGGACTGGAGTTCTCGATACAAGCAAGTTACACACTTATCGATACAATGAAGACCTTTTTAAGAAGGTCACGACTCTAGCTGATGGTAAGAATCATGGTCTGGTCTTTGTTCTTGACTGGTCTGGTTCTATGGGTGATGTGATTCTTGATACTGTCAAGCAACTCTACAACCTCATCTGGTTCTGCAAGAAAGTCAATATTCCTTTTGAAGTCTATGCATTCACTTGTGAGTATCCTGTTCTACGTCCTGCAGGAAATGACGGTTATCTGATCTCTGCTTACGAAAAGAAAGATGGTTTGGTTCAGATTCCTGAGTATTTCAGCATGATGAATCTTTTGACCAGTAAGGTCAAGGCAAAGGAACTGGATGAACAAATGCGTAATATTTTCCGTATTGCCAGATTCTTTGGTTCTTATGTTTCCAGTAAAGTTATTCCTGTGGGAATGGGTCTCTCTGGAACTCCTCTGAATGAGGCAATCGTTTGTCTGCATGAAATTATTCCTCAGTTCAAAAAGGAAAACAAACTGCAGAAAGTTCAGTGTGTGATTCTTACTGATGGTGAGGCACCTCCAGTCAAGTACCACAAGACTGTTCAGCGGCATTGGGAGTCTGAACCATATCTTGGAGTTCGTTCTCTCAACCTTCTGTGTCGTCTTCGTAATCGTAAAACTGGTAAAACCTATACCTTCAATGAAGAGTGGTGGAACTGTACCAATACTTTCCTCAGGGACATTCGTGACACTATGCCTGACGTGAACTTCATTGGTATTCGTGTGTTGGCTCCTCGTGATGCTGGATCTTTCATTCGTATGTATCATCAGGTCTATACTCCTGAACATGCTAATTTGACATCTCAATGGAAGAAATCTAAATCTTTTGCCATTAAGAGTTCTGGATATCACTCCTACTTTGGTTTGTCTTCTAATGCTCTGGCACAGAACTCTGAGTTCGATGTTAAGGATGATGCTACCAAGACTCAGATTAAATCTGCCTTTGTTAAGAGTCTTCGTACTAAGAAGATGAATAAAAAGATTCTGAGTGAGTTTATTGAACTCGTTGCTTGATAAATAATTGAAAATACAAGATTAGAAACCATGTCTAGATTCGGAGAACTTATTGGTGTAGATGAGCCAAAAGCAGCGCCTGCCCCCGCACCAAAACCTGCACCTAAAGCAAAGGCACCTGCACCAAAACCCGAACCCAAAGCAAAAGTAGTCTGAGTCCGGTTTTAAATCTGTCACACGGGGCACTGAAAGGTGCCCCTTTTTTGTGTATAATAACTTCAGTTAAACAAACAACCTAATGGGACTGTCCAAGCAAAACATCATCGCTTCTCTCCAAGATACTTACGGTGAATCCGTTACGTCTGGAGATATCAAAGGATGGTGCAGTATGCATGACATGAACTATCAGACGGTTACTAACAAACTTTCCGATTACAAAGTTGGTCGTGGAAAGTGGAATCTGACCATTCAAGAAAAATTGGAACAAACCTATCAGGCACCTCCTGCTATGCCTGCGATCGAACAAAACCTTATCCCCACTAAAGATGATACCTTCGTCAAGTTTGGCAATTTTGGTGATCTTAAAAAGATTATTCAGTCCCGTGTATTCTACCCTACGTTTATCACGGGTCTCTCGGGCAACGGTAAAACGTTTTCTGTCGAACAAGCGTGCGCCCAACTCGGACGAGAACTCATCCGTGTAAACATTACTATTGAAACTGATGAAGATGATCTCATTGGCGGTTTCCGCCTTGTTGACGGTGCAACCGTCTGGCACAATGGACCAGTCATTGAAGCACTCGAACGAGGAGCTATTCTGCTCCTTGACGAGATCGACCTTGCCTCTAATAAAATTCTCTGTCTCCAAAGTGTCCTTGAAGGAAATGGAGTCTTTCTCAAAAAAATTGGCAGGTTTGTTCGCCCCAGTGCAGGTTTCAACGTCATCGCAACCGCAAACACTAAAGGTAAAGGTAGCGACGACGGACGATTCATTGGAACTAACGTGCTCAATGAGGCATTCCTTGAGCGATTCCCAGTGACCTTTGAGCAGGAGTATCCTACTGTCTCAAACGAAGTGAAGATTCTTGAGCGAATCTCTCAGTCTCTGAACGTTGACGACATTGACTTCTGCAAGCGTCTTGTGGACTGGGCAGACATCATCCGCAAGACTTTCTATGACGGTGGTATTGAGGAGATCATCTCCACTCGTCGTCTGGTTCATATTATTCGTGCTTATTCCATCTTTGGTAACAAGGCAAAGGCAATTGAAGTCTGCGTCAATCGTTTCGATGATGAAACCAAGACTGCCTTCATGGAACTGTATGATAAAGTTGACATGGATGTAGATTTTGAACCCACCGTTGACGAGGAGGTGGTCTCCTGATATAATGACTAATGCTTGGTCTCTTCTTCATGAAACTATGTTTGGTCCCGAAGACGAACACAATTTGACTATCTATGCTCCCATGAACAACAATCCTAACCGATACAAATATGATGAGGAAAGTATCCTCAAGGAATTGAGTGATTATATTTCTGGCACATACAACGCTCATTACTCTGCCGGTGATGATAAGATTCAGACTCTGGATCTGATTGAGGCATGTGGTGACGGCGAAGCATTCTGCCGATCCAACATTCTCAAGTATGCCTCTC